ACCGACTGATCAATGAGCCAGACCGCAGACTTACGGAGCGGCGCCCACATGCGCTTCCACATGCCAGAGACGTCCTCGTACAGCACTCGCAGGGCGGTGTTGCGCGTGACACTGATCGCAGCGCCGCTGTTCAGGATTCCGAGCGGCTCGTTCGACCCGGCGCCGTTGAGAATCTTGTCCTCGGTGGTGAAGTTCAGTTCGAGCGGCAGGTTGCGGTCCACGAAGGCCGAGAAGGCCGCCGCGTCCGAGATGAGTTCGTCGGTGCCGTAGACGAAGGCCAGCAGCTTCTTCAGCTTCAGCTCCATCATGCGGAACTTCGGACGACTGGGCGTGGCCGTAGACCCCTGGCCGACCCACTGCGACGAGATCCCACCGAAACGCGACCCGTTGGCCCGGCTGGTCTCGTCGACCGCCGGCAGTGTCAGGGCGTTGCCCGTCACCGGCTGGCGCGTGACGAGGCGCAGCATCTCGCCCGTGTCGTAGGTGCGCTGCAGGATGCCCGTGGCTCGGTCCGGCGCAATGAGGAATCCACCGTCCGATGGCACGTCGCTGTTGGCGCCTGTCGGTCCGGCCAGCATGCGCACGAGCTTCAGATCGTCAGCCGTGCTCTCGTGGATCGCGATCTTGCGCACGGCATGCAACGCGTGACCGAAGAACGCCGGGGACTTGAGGAGCTTGTCTTCGGCACTCTCGCCGACCACGACTCCGCCCCGCTGCGCCGCCGCGGCGCTGGCCGCCGCATCCGCCGCCGCCGCCGACTGGGTGGTCGCGGTGAAGGTGCGTTCGGCTTCGTTGGCCGCTTCGGCCGCCGCCAGCAACTCCGCGTTCTCCGCGATCTGGGCGTTCAGGGACTCGATCGTCGTGGCCGCCTTCGTGAAGTCCGCCCGTTCGGCGTCGGTCATCTGACGCTTCTCGCCGAGCGCGGCGGTCCCGATGTCGGCCCGGGCCTTGGTGACCTTGACGAGCTCGGCCTGCAAATCGCTGGCGCGCTGGCGCAATGCTTTGAGGTTCATGGACGCTCACTCCAAATAGAAACAGGGCGCAGATGCCCAACGCCTGACGCACTCAGGCTGTTGAACAACTGCGCCCTTCTCAGAAGTCGCTGGTTGTGTCGCGGTCCGGCGTGCTCGCTCTCAGAGGAGGTTGCGCGGACCGCCCAGTGTTACGAACGCGAGTGTCGCACCCGCTTGGATTTACCTGTGCAAAGAAATACCGGTCGCTCGCCAGCGTCACTGACGTAGGAGTTGACCGCCTCGCGCACGATGATGGCGATCGGCAGGCCTTCCCGCTCAGCTACCTGGCTCAAGGCGACGCGCTCTGCGCGAGTCAGGAAGGCCCAGACCCGGGCCGTGGCTGGTTCACCTGTGACCCGTGGGGGTCGGCCACGCCTGGCGGTCGACACCACGACCTCCATCAGATCAAGGCCGCAATGATGGCGGCTTCGTCGCGCGCGGCGGCGTCATCAGTCGTCAGGTGGCACATATTGTCGTCCCCGAGCGTGTAGCCGTCCGCACACACGCCGTCGACGGGCGCCACAGCCTCCTCGGTCTTCGACGCCCGGATCGGCTCGGGTTCTGGGGCCTCAGCCACGACAGTCGACGCCGCCACTCGCCCGCGCGTCAGCTTCGAGAGGACTTGCGCGAACGTGCCCTGCTTGTCCGCCATCCCGAGCGCGATGGCCTTTTTCCCGCGGATCACATCGCCCTGGCCGAACGTGTCCGCCACGTCCTTGCGAGACACGCCGCGTCCGCGCGCGACGGCCGCCTCGAACTCCACTCCGACTTCGTCGACGTAGACCTGGAAGGCCGCGCGCGCCTGCTCGCTCAGAGGCTCGTACTGATTGCCGTCCACCTTGCGCGCGCCGTGCGCAATTAGGGTGTTGGTGATGCCGATCTGTTCGAACATCGCGCTCATTTCCTGATGGTGCAGGTAGGTCCCGACGGCGCCCACGCGCGAGCTCTGTGTCACGTAGATCGCGTCCGTCTGCGACGCGAGCCAGTACGCGGCCGACGCGATGCACGTATCCGCGATACTGACGATCGGCTTCTGACCGCGGGCGGCATAGAGCGCGTCGGCGAACTCTGGCACCATCTCCACGCTCCCCCCGCCGCTGTGCCACCGGAACGCCACGGTCCGGACGGCCGGATCGGCTACGGCCATCTGCAGCTGCAGTTGCATGTCCTCAATGGTGGCGGAGCCGAAGTACATCGACAGCCACGACCGCCTGTACATGATGGGGCCGGCCGCGTTGATGACAGCCACGTCGCCGACCATCGCGAGCGTAGGCGCCCGATCCGAGTACGCCAGCGCCTCGGTGTGCGCGGCTTCGATCGCCGTGGGCGTGGCCTTTTCGAGCCGCGCCATCATGTGCCGGTATTCGTCGTCGTCCATCAGCCAGAGCGACGATGCCCCGATGAGATCCCGTGTGGCCAGTGCGTGATTCATGCTGCCTCCCTTCGGTCGCTGAGCGCGAGTGCGGCCAACTCGTCGGCCTCAACCATTTCCCATGACGCGCCGGCCTCGCCGTCGATGATGACCACGCCCGTCGTTTCGAACTGATGCCCGTGCTGGGCGCAGTACGCGCGCGCGGTGTCGATCGACACCCGCATCGTCTGCGCGACGAACGCGGCGTGCTCGGTGTAGAACTCCCGCAATCCGTCCCGCCAGGCGCTGACGTCGTTCGCGTGCTTCTTCGCCAGCCGCTCCACCGCGACACGCTCGCGGCGCACGACACGCACGGCGCTATCATGCAGGGCGAGCATCGCTTTCAAGTGATGACGTTCAGATGCCGACTCGACACCATCGGCCTGGGCCTTCTGGTTGGGCGCCACAGTCGGACTCGTCCCTGGCCTGAAGTCCCCTTCCGACAATCGATCCAGGGAGGGATCGGGGCTGTAGTCTTCGCGGACGCGCGCTTCGCTGGGCCGCAGCACGCGGCTCCGGATCAGGACCTCATACGCCTGCGCACGGGCCAGCAGATCGACACGGAGGAGATAATCCATGTTGAACTTTGCGAAATAGCGATCTTGGGCCAGAATCAGGTCGCGCTGGATCGCCTGCTCGAACTCGACGACCATTGGCACTTGGCACCGGTTCACGTAGTTCGTCGCATCCTGCACCTGGGATCCATAGGACTGCGCACCGTCGATCCCGAGCCAACTCGGCGGCATCTTGAACAGGCGGGCGATATCGCGTCCACTGAGGTTCTTCAGGCCGAGCAGTTGGGCCTTTTCCGGCTCCACCCCCAACGCCTTGACATCGATATCGTCAGGCACCAACAGCACCCCTCCGGCGTTCTCGGCCCCGGACATGTAGCGCGTGATGCTGGTGTGCAACGCCTGTTCGTCGTCCTCGTCTTTCTCGCCCTTGTAGGTGGCAATCAGCGCCGCCGTGGCCCCTTTCTTGAAGTAGTTGGTGGTAAACGCCTGTAGAGACATCGCTGACGCCAGCGCCGTGTGGCCATACGCGACGCGGCTGATGGCATTGAGCCCGTCGGTCGACGTGTTGCGCACGACGAACATCTCATCCTGCGTCACATAGCGTGCGCCGCCCGGTTCGCCGTCGAGTCGAAAGCGCAGGCGCCCATTAGGCAGCACCTCCTGGCGCACGCGATCGGGGTGCCTCGGGACGATCTGGTCCACGAATCCGACGAGCCCTGGACGGTAGATGATCTCCGCGTAGGCGGCTGGCCGCAGGAGATACTGCCAGGCGAGCGTGCTCCAGAACGCCTTCGCCGTCTGCCACGTGTTCGGCTGCCAGCGCAGCTTGCGCGCGAGCACGCCGATCCCTGGCGCCGAATATGACACCCGCTGTTTGGTGTCGCCGCCCAGATCTTCGAAGGTTTGGCACGTCATGGTCCCGAAGTCGTCAGTGATCGTCGAGACGGCGCAGTACACGTGCGACAGCGTCAACGCCAATTCCGGCGGCACACTGCTACCGATGAGTCCGACGTCGCCGCCAGACAGGAACGCCGCGATGTGCTGCGCAATCAACGATTGCGCCTGCACCTGGGGAGGACCGGCCGGCGCCGACACGGCCGATAGTCGTGAAAACAATGCGCCCATCTACCGCGCTCCCTTCTGCTCGGAGTCCGACGGCCGGGCGATAAATCCTGTCCGCGCCGGCAGGGAAATCCACACGAGAATCGCGCCGGGCACGAGGAACGCCCCCGGGCGCCACAGGTCCCAGCAGCCGATCGCGATCAAGATCACGCCCGCCGCCAGCACGAGCTCGTCGAGCACGCGGACGACCGCCTGGACGCTACGGGTGAGCATCGCCAAGCCCAGGCGGATCAACCAGCGACTTCCAGCCCTGAGGGGTCCAAACACGAGGCACCTTGGCTTTCTTCTTGCGGCGCGGCGGCAGCAAGACTAGTTGACTCAACATGATGACGGCGGCGATCACGCCATCGATGCGGAGGGTGGCGGATGGCTTCTCGAGCCAGAGGTTCTCGTAGCGGTCTCGCTTCGGATCGGCGTTGCTCACGCACCAGGCCATCACGGGATTCCCGTTATGGCGAATCCGCCGCAGCCGCACGAGGGCCTCGAACAGCTTGAAGGACTCCGATAGGGCACGGCCCTGTGCCACCTCGACCACCGTGAAGCGGGCCTTGTCGCGCAGCTGCAGCGCGAACTGCGACGCGTTGTGCTTGTCGTAGCCGATCCGATCCGGACGGAACGGCGGTGCGAGCTCGTCCTTGAACTGCTCGTAGATCAGGTCATAGTCGATCACCGGACCCGGCGTGACGCGCAGCTGCCCGTCCTTCTCCCACACGTCGAACGGAATCTGCTCGTTCTTCACCCGTTGAATGAGCGTGTCGCGCGGCAGCCAGAAGTGCACCGCGAGCTCGACGCAAAAGTTGATATTCAGGGTCTTCTTCGTCTCCTGGCCGTTGTCGACATCGACGAGCTCCACCACGTCCCCGGGAGCGTCCGGCTCGTCGTCCACACGTAGCCCCATCGCGCACGCCGTCAGGTCGAGCTTTTCGGACATGTCGAACCCCACGGCGCAGGCCCGCCCGTCCGCCGACGTGGCCAGCGGCGACGTCGCTTTACAGGCGTCCCACTTGTCCGAGGTGATCCAGACCGATCGCCCCTGCGTCCAGATGCAGAAGCTCAGGCGCTTCACGCGCGAGAGCGTTGACGGCTGATTGATCGCCTGCTTCACGATCCCCCGCAGATACGGATAGAGCGACGGGATCTCGAGGATGGCGGGGTTCACTTTCGGCCAGACGCGCTCATCCGTAAATCGGTCGCACGCGGCGCAGCTGTCGTCTGGCTGCGTCGCCCCGTCCTGCCGGTGCGCCTCACACGGATCGAGCTGGCAGATGTACGCGAAGTACTGCTCGTCCACGACCACGCCCTCGAGCACCTTCAGGCCGTAATCGTGCTTGGTCCAACAAACCGACGTCTTGTCGAAGCCCGCGTTCGTCAGCATGATGATCTGCGCGTCGGTCTGACTCTTGATGCCCAGGCGCATCTTTTCGGGGATGATGGCTGGCACCTCGTGGAGCTCGTCGATCAGGGCGGTGTAGACCACTTTATTGTCCAGGCTGCGCCCCTCGGACGTCAGCGGCCGGAAGAACGAATTGCGCTCGACCCACGCGGTGTTGTACTCGCCGACATCGAGCAGATCACAGAGGTCCTCCGACCGCTCACACATCCGCTTCGCAAATCCGTAGAGGTAGTTCGCTTGGTCGCCGTTCACGCCGAGGGAGTAGTTCTGGACGTTGAACCGATTGGCCCCCACGAGACGATAGAGACCATACCCGGCCGCCGCCGGCGTCTTCGTGGTGCCCTTCCCGCTCTCGAAGTAGGCCTCGACAAACCGGAGCGCGCCCTTGAGATTGACCCATCCCACCAGCGACCCGTACGCGAACTGCAGCCAGCGCATGAGCCGGAACGGCAGCGGCCGGCCCGCCGCGTCGACATCGTCGAGCGTCAGGTAGTCGGTGAAAAACTCCAGCAGCGCCGCCACGCGCGTCGGGTCGAATCGGTACGGAAAGTCCGGCGTGCCCTGCCGCGCCAGATCCCGGAGGTGCCGGTCGCACGCCAACCGCACGGCGCGCCCCGCCACGATCACGCCGCGACACACATCGCGCGCATACGCCGTGACCGGATCAGCCAGCGGCGTTCTTGCCGCGCGCCTGCCGCGCGAGGAAGGCGCCGAGCTTGCTCGTTTCCTTCCCGCGGCCGCCGGTTTTCGCGCGCGCCCTCGTCCCTTGACTGAGGCAGAGGTCATTCAGAAACTTCCGGTAGGTGTCCCATTGGATTCGCTCGCCCGTCTTGAACCGTCGCCACTCGTCATGCGGCAGCCCGCGCTGCCTGGCGCGCTTCTGGAACTCAAGCGCCGTTTCATACGCGATCGCCGCGCCCAGAATGTGTGGACCGTCCGCTGGTCCTAATCGCTGCTCACCCTCGAGGAGCCCGGCCAGCCGATCCCATTCGGCCGACGCCACCGTCCCGAGCTTCGGCGGTTTATCGGGCCACCCGGATACGGCCACCGGCTCGTCATCGCGGATCGGACGCTTCCCCGGATTCCCGGTGACCAGCTTCAGCGCCGCGGGCTTCGGTCGCCGACCTGCCACGAAAAACCTCTGACGGCGTCGCGATTCCATTTCGCGGCCAGCCGTTCGTGCCCTAGGCGCGGTCTTGAGCGCCCAACCTCCACGCGAATCGCAACCGTATACCCCGCTGTCGTCACGACGCTGACGCCTCGCGGTGATGTTCAGAGGTCTCTCGGCGCGCAGCTGCCAAGAGGCGGGCGTTGACCTGCGCCAACACATCCCCAACGCGCTCAGGTAGAAGTGTGCCAATGAACGACAGCAGCATGCCGCGCATCTTGTTGCATTCAGGGCAGCTTACGACCAGGTTATCCGGCGAGTTGTCGTCTTTGCTGTCGTTCAGATGATCGACGTGCGCGCTGGGCCAATCCAATCCGACGCCACACCAATGACACGGCCCGCAGACCCCGGCCCGCGCATCGTAGGCAACCATCCGATGCACAGCGACGCGCCCAGTCTTCCCTGCCATCGGATGACCAGGCGCTCGGCGGCTGGTCGCCAGCGCAGCCTTGCGGCACTCAGCACCGCAGTAGATCCGGTCCACTCCGGTCATGATCCGATACGTGAACTCGGCGCGGCAGTGGGCGCACGCGCGGGTTCTCATTCGCGGCGTGTTCATCTACTCCGCATCTCCTGTACGGTCTTCGCCGAGTGGCAGCGCCAGCATAAAAATCCGACTCGCATGGGATTGCAGACAGCCTTCCGGTCCCTTCGCTCGTCGTCCTTGAGCGGTGGGTCGTGGTCGAGGTGGAGCCGTCGCCACTCGAGTCGGCCCTCGGCGCGACAGCGGCTGGCGGCCATCGACGGGCCACCCGGGAGCGCTGCGCCGCACACCGGCGGGATGCCGGCGGCGATCAGTAGATTGATGAAGAACGGCCGGAAGACCGACGTCCAGTAGTAGTCGTAGCCCCGTGAGGCCGCGGAGCCGCGTCGCTGTTCGGCCTGGCGGGTGTGCGTGGGGCAGGAACCGGACTCCACGAGTTCCGGGCACCCAGGATGCGCGCACGCCCGCAGGAGAGCTGACGGACTCATACCGCACGGGCCACCATCGGCTGTTGCTGGGGAGCGCCATCTTGCACGGTTTCCTAGTGTGGCAGCGTTTTTGCCTTGCGCGTCACGACATGTTGGGCACTACGCGGCCGGATGACACTCTCGACGCGTTCGTTCGTGCTGAACCGGCACCCGCACGCCAGGCACTCGCGCACCCGCCACACGTACTCAGCATGGCCGCGCGTGTCGTCAACGAGGCTGTCCCAGTGCCCGCACTCGGGACAGTTCATCTTCTGCGCGCGACGCGTCACGGCCGACTCCTTGGCCGCAGCGTCGCTGTCCACCCGACGCCATCCGATGACGGCTCGACCGCCAGCACGTCAGCGGTGCCACCGTGGCCGAGAATGTCGAACTCGATGGACTGGCCGACGGCGAGCGGTGGAGGGGGTGGCTCGAACACGCCCTCGATCGTGATCGGCTCGCCCGCCTCCATGCCGTCCGCGACGCCCACGCGCTCAGGGTCGAAGGTGACTTCGTAGTCGTGCGCGGGATACTGCGCGAGATGGCTCAGCCCGGTCACCAGCGGCTGGCCACACCAGCGACAAGGCGTGGTCTCTGGCGTGAAGTTGAAGTACGCATCGGACGGCTGAAGGACACCCAGCCACGTCCGCGGGTTGTGCACGCCCATGCGGCACTTGAAGGCACGGAGTCGACGGCGGGACATCCCCATGGTTAGTGCCGCCTCGCCTTCGGGTCCACGGGCGAATCGACCAGTGGTGTCGCTTGATCGCCAACGGCCTCCGCCTTGGTCATCGCGGCTAGTACGGACTGCATGATGTCGGCCGCGTCGCCCAGTGGAATCTTCATCGCCTTCGCGAGCAGGTCGATCGCCTCGACGAGGCCGCGCAGGTTCATGGGCTTCTGTGGCTCGGTCATCGTGGAGCGTCTCCGTGTTCTTTCATCGCCCGTTCCAACTGTCACGAACACGGCGCCACGTGCATGGCTCCTCCGTCACGGGGGACTAGTCGGCATCGAACGGGATGTAGCGCTGACCAAATACCGATGGAGCAGGGTCGAACAGCCGGCCGTCGACCGTGCCGACGCGATCATCGATATCCCTAGCGGCATCACGATGCCGATACACCACGCCGGGCTGCGCCTTCAGTGGATCGGGCAGGATGATGCGGTCGATGTCGATCAGGTCGATCAGTGGACGGCCTGTGTTGCCCGGCAACTCATCCACGACGACGATGCCTCGATACACCGCCACCACGCGCCCACTTGATCGCGTTGGGGTGTCCGGTTGGTCATTCCACATCACCGTGTCTCCGGGCTTCACCTGGGCCAGTCGTGGATCAGTCATCGTGTTTCCCCTCCGTGCGAATCGTCACCCACATGATCGTGGCCGTCCACATAGCCCACCACACCACCACCTCAGACACACGGTCGCCCGATTGAACATACGAGG